CTAACCTATGAAGTGGAAGAATGTTATGTTGAAGATAGAGAGGTGATTAACTAATAATAGGAATAACAAAATAAAAAGGAATCAAATGATAATAGCGTGGTTCTCATGTGGTGTAACATCCGCAGAATATAAGGAGTAGAAAGTATGAGAAAAAGTATTTTGCCTGAAAGTAAGGGGGAAGAGCCTATAAAGGAGGATCGCCGATTAAGAAACCTAAAGTATCAAATGAGAAAGAAAGGTTATGTTATCAACGACAAAGACCGTGTATGCGTCCTTGCTGATGAAGATAGACGATCTCCATTACAAGAAAAGAGAATTAAGACATTTTCTTTTCGCCTACAATATAAAATGCTTTAGTTAGTGGATATATCCCCAAAAAGATAGAAAAAAGTTTGTAACCGTGTAACTTTAGAAGTTATGATTAAAGTTAGTGACATTTATAGCAAAACGCATGATGGACTAGATATAATCTTAGATTATTATCCACAGGCCGAAGGATGCGTCGATAACAAAAAGAAATTTAAACGCCGCCCGGAAGAAGACGACGCTTCGGCATGTATCAAGAAATTCAAAGTAAATAACGACTATGAAGTCTATAAGGTAACGGACTTCGGGGATCAGTCTACAGCAATGTCCCCGGTTGATATTTGCATGTATGAAGAAGGTATCTCTTTTTCAGAAGCGATTTTTAAGCTGGCAAGTCGTTATAATGTGACTAACGAACTAAATAAGTCAGTCAATAAGCCGGATATCAGAAAGCGACCGGCTAAAGCTGACGAAAAGGAAGGATCCCGCTTCTTTGAACTTGAAAAAACATTCACGGCAGATCAACTTAAGATCATGGGCCCGCGCGTAAAGCAGGAACATATTGATCGGTTAAATTGGTACGTGGCAAAATCGATTTCTTATGTTAAGAATAGGGAAGTTACCACTAAATACACAACGCCTACCTATCCTATATTTATGCGTGAATGTATTGTACAGTCTAGTAATGATCCTGAAAAGGTTGTTAAGTTCTACAAGATATATGAACCGTTGAACCCGGATAAACAATGGCGTTTTAGTTATACCCCTGATGGGGTGAAGCCCAAAGAATTTATTAACGGTCTGGAAGAACTAAAGAAATTGTACCGGGAATATAATGCGAAAGAAGAAGCTTTATTTAAACAGGATCCCAAAAATGAGGATAAACCTTATAAAGAAAAAAAGCTGGAAGAAGCTTTCATTTGTTCAGGTGAACGTGATTCACTTTGTGTTGCTTCGCTTGGCTATTCTCCTTTGTGGTTTAATTCTGAAACCTACAAAGTAAGCCCGGAAGAGATTAAGGAAATATATAAGTATGTAGAGAAACTATATAATATACCGGATATCGATTCGACCGGTATAAGGAAGGCTACGGAATTAGCACTTAAGTATATGGATATCTTAACGGTCTGGCTACCTTCTTGGCTGACTACCTATAAAGATTGGCGCGGGAAACCACGAAAAGATTTCCGGGATTTCATGGAGTTAAGGCAAAAAAATGAAGATTTTAGGAACCTTCTTAAAATGGCTATGCCAGCCCGATTTTGGGAGATAACGCAAAACGAGAAAACCGGGAAGAAACAGTACGAAATAGATGCGGATTGCCTACATTATTTTTTGAAACTAAACGGATTTCATGCCTTAAGGGATGAAAATTCGGCTAATACTCAATATGTACGCGTAGTAGGACGGATCGTTTCGTCTATAAAGGGAAAGGATATAAGAACTTTCCTTCGCCAATTTGCGAGGGAACGTTATTTGGATCGGAATATTCGTAATTTGATCCTAAACTCGCCACGTATGAGCGATGGGGCATTGGAGAATCTGGACGAAATAACGCTGGACTTTACAAGTTATACCAGGAAGAGTCAGTATTTTTTCTTCCCTAATGCAGTATGGGAAGTTACAGGGGGTAAGATAGAAACCCAATTGGCGAACATGGGCATTACAGACCGCTATGTTTGGGAAGAAAATGTAATACCGCACAATGTTAAAGTATTGCCAGATATGTTTACGATAAAACGAAATAAGCTTTCAGATGGGACAGATGCTTGGGATATCGATATACACGAACATGCTAGTAATATTTTTCGATACTTAATTAATACGAGTAGAACACACTGGCGGAAAGAGCTTGAATATTCTCTGGATCACTTGGATAATGAGGAAGCGGATCGATATCGACTAGAACATATTTTTGATATTGCAGGGCCTAACCTGGAACCGGCAGAAATAGCGGAGCAAAAACAGAACTTGATAAATAAGATTTTTGCGATCGGCTATATTCTTCACCGGTATAAATCCCCTTCCCGTGCCTGGTCACCTTATGCGATGGATAATAAACTAGGAGAAGACGGGGACAGTAACGGAAGATCCGGAAAATCTTTTCTTTTTAAAACTTTCGATCACTTTATGAAGACTGTTAAGTTATCCGGCCGTAATCCTAAATTAATGGATAATCCCCACGTGTTCGATCAGATCACCCAACACACCGACTTTTTATTAATAGATGATTGCGATAGATATACTTCTACCGGTTTGTTTTACGACGTTATTTCGTCTGATATGACCGTAAACCCGAAGAACAATCAATCATTCAACATACCTTATAAGGATAGCCCGAAAATTGGATTTACAACAAACTTTGTGCCGGTGGATTTTGATCCATCAACAGAAGGAAGGTTGCTTTATATGGTATTTTCAGACTATTATCACCAACGTACACCGGATAATGACTATTTGGAAACAAGATCTATTCGGGATGATTTCGGTAAGAATTTGCTAACAGACTATAACGAGGAAGAATGGAACCAGGATATTAACTTCATGTTGCAATGTTGCAAGTTCTATCTTTCATTGATTGATGATTCAGTTAAGATACTGCCCCCAATGGATAACATCATGCGTCGAAAATATAAAGCTGATATGGGAGCCGGTTTTGAAGATTGGGCTAAAGGATACTTTGCCGAAGATGGTGATAAGGTTAATGTATTAGTCGATAGGCAATCCGCTTTTCAGGACTTTATAAACTTTTCTGGTATGCGTAAATGTACCATGCAGCGTTTTACGAAAGCTCTAAAAGGATTTGCGAATCTTACGCCTTATGTGAAATGTCTTAATCCAGAAGTTATGCGAAATAGTTCTGGACGTATCACCAGAAAGATAGACGGTAAATCCTGTGATATGATCTATATTCAGACTGTTAGCGCCACTGGAATTAATGATATGGAGATGGGGGAGAATGAAGCAAACCGGACGCCTGCGCAAACAGTGATTAAAGGTTTTACCGATACAAAAACTGATTCTGGGAATGTGCCTTTCTAAATATAAACTAAAAAGCTACCAGGAATTTAGGGATCTGATGCAGGTGCCGGGATTCTATGAATTTGCTAAGCCGGTATACGACTTTTTGGAAGTGATGGAAGAAGGGACTATCTTCAATTTCGCTACAAAATGCCAGGACGAACAAAAACTGGAATGGTTTATTAAGGTAGCATGTTTGTTTATATGGTGCGGGCATTTTGAGTATGAGTTTAACGATGATTTTACAAAGATAAGGCGTAAACGTCTTATGGAGATCGAAAAAAAATGGAAAGAAGAGTATTACGAAAGGTTACGTAACAGCTAATTATGTGCCTACATTGCGTCCAGGACTGTAACAAAGGGTACAAAGTAAAGAGGTCAGATACGAAAGTGTCTGGCCTTTTTACTTGAAAAGCGCCCGGCGCCAGCCGCCCTGCCTTTCGGTTTCCCCTTACCCCTTCCCTTTTTACTACTAAAATTTTGTAACTCTGTATCCTATGTTTGAAAAAGAAGATAAGTAGCTAATAATAAGATGGATAATCGGTTTCAAACTTGGTTTCAAACTTGGTTTCAAACTTGGTTACAAAAAAACAGTGTTTGTAACCTTGCATTTTGTGACGGTGGGAAATAGCCTGGTTACAAACTGTTTTTTCTCTTATTTTTTTGTATCATGGTTTTGTGACTAAATTAAAATATTGATATATAGTAAGTTAAGATAAGAAAGTTACAGGTTACAAAATTACAAAGATTTAGAGCGAAATTTGAAAAAACAGACGATTGAAGAGTATGTTTAACAAGCGGTAAATTTATCGCTTATTAAATAGTGTAAATATATTTATATTCTCCGTTATGGAATCAATGGTTTAATTTATTGTATATATAATGCTGTTAATCAATATTTTATTTATATTTTTGTAGCAAAATTCAAATCATGGTAACAACGAAAATAACAATCGAGGCACATTTAGCGGAATATTGCTGGTCTAAATTTTCCGCAGATCCAGACGGGGCACCAGTGAAGTTTCCCGATAATTTGGATATCTATCATCTTATTTATGATTTGCTAGAAAAACGACCGATAAACAGTTCTAGGGATCAGGGTAATTTAGAAATTATATTGCCGGATCGTAGGGAAGGGGATCTGGCCGGTGGGAAATCCCCGGAACGTTTCAATTATCTAGGAATACGCAGTCAGAAAATACTTAATAAGAAAATAAAATTGATGATGCGTGCAGAACTTCACGATCTGATTGATGAAAATAAACACAAATTCGGGATCGATCAGATCCAGTCTGTACACTACTTTATGAAAAAATACTGCATTGAATCAATAACTGAAGAAGCATTGCAGAAGGATTACCAGCGATGGAGAGACAATATAAGACGTTCAAGTAAAAAACGTCCATACAAGAAAAAATAGAAGTTTTTTTCACCTACGAAGTGTATCTTAATGTCCTTTTTTTGCAGGAATTTTGCCGGAAAGATGCCGGAAAAATGCGGAGTAATTGAATATCAAATAGTTATATAGTATGAGAACAAAGAAAACACCTTATTCAGCAGCTAATTCGCTTCGACTGATACCGATAGGCAAAATAAATCGTTTTGCCCTAATTATGTCACGTGCTTTTGTTTCCTTCCAAAATGGAGATTATGAGATTCCAATCGTGCCAGGATCATTTACACCTGACATCCAACCGGAAGAAGCAGAAGGCGGCCTTATATATAATGTAGGGCATACGTTTAATGTTGCCCTGATCGATATAGCTAATGAAAACTTGCTGGCTGCATTGAGCAAACAAGAATTAATCGCTATTTATACCAATGAAGCCGGTTGCGCAATTGTATCTGGAACACAACAAACACCCTTGGCGTTTACTTATGCAAAGGTAGCCGGGCAATATCAATGTAAACTAACTGGGATAATGTCACATTCAGAAGCCTTTTACAGTCCTTTCTAGCCCGCTTTTAAACGGTTTCTTTTGCAGAAAAAAGAAACCGTGGATAAAATTCAGCAGATTTTTAATGAGAAATGGGCGATCGAGGCAAAGGATTATCACCACCTTTTATCACTTATCTTGCCTTCTATAAATAACGGTAACTTAGCAGCTATTGAACAGCATCTTTCGCAAAATAAGGTTACGGCTTATGCCGCTATGCCTTATGTGGCGGATCGATGGGAACTGGAAGACGCTTCGTTACCGGAAAATTCAGTCGTTATACTTACCTGTGATGGCGTTTTATATTCTTGGGAAACTTACCGTTTGGAACAATTTATTGCAAAAGCCCTAGCAAATCCAAAGATAGCCGGTATTGTCTTATTTGTAAACGGCCCTGGCGGAATGATTACCCGTGTAGATCTTTTGGAAAGAATGATCCGGGAATCTTCTAAACCAATTGCAGCATACATTACCGGTGTATGTGCTTCCGCGCATTTTTGGTTTGTGTCTGCATGTGGGCGGAAATTCGTTTCTTCCCCAATGGACGAAATAGGATCCTGCGGGATTATCTACACTTATCAAAGCTTTAAAAAGTATTATGAAGAGCTAGGCGTTGAGCTTAAGGATATTTATCCTGATAGTGCGGATCTGAAAAATAAAATGATTCGTGATATGGAAGAGAAACAGGATGATAGCCTTATTAAAGAGAAGCTTTCTTTTTATCACAATCTTTTTGCACAGGCAGTTGCCAGGAATCTGGGCATAAAATACGATCGAAACGATCCTCTTTTTCGTGGGCAAACCTATTTTGCTGATGTAGCCCTGGCAAATGGTTATGTAGATGCTTATGGTACGTTGGAAGATGCTATCGTATGGGTATTATCACAAGCGACACTAAAAAGGGCTAATGAGATAATTTAATATTCACTTTTTAATCAATTTGTTTTATGAAAAATCGTTTTTCACAATTCGTTCCGGCTGTAATGGCTATTCTGGGGATTAAGGACTGGAATAAGGACGCGGACAAAAAAAACGCTTTACTGGCAGAAGAGAAAGAAAAGCTTAAAAACATGGGCTTTAATGAAACTTTTCTCACTGGTTTTTGTGAAGCGTTAAGTAATGACTTCCCGGATGATAAACCGCAAGGAAGTACGGAAAATGGGACTGTTATCCCGGAAGATAGTGCTTCCAATGCAGTAATAAAAGGTTTGCTAGCTGATATTACAGCCAAATTAGCTACCGCGCAGGTAGAAATCGAAACTCTGGCTAAAGAAAAAGGAGAACTTTCTACGGAAGTAGCAGCTAAGAGAACAGAGATTACCGGTCTTAATCAAAAAATTAAAACGCTCTCTGATATGGCAGAACTGGACAAGGGAACCGGGGCACAAAACGGGACTATTATACCGGATGCTAAAAACATTGTTTTGAATTGGGATGATGATAAGCAGCTAGGCGGTATTACCGGTGAAATGTACGGTATGGATAGAGCTTATAATCAGCGTTTACGTGCTGAAATGCTTTATCGTAAGGGTATTGCAGTTCAGGTACCTACGGCAAGTTCTATCGATTATTCCAGACTGAAAGAAGATTTAGGCGCTTTCTATCGTGTACCGTGGCAGGATCGTTTGCAATCTTTTTTGATGGTTTTGCCATCAATTGAGGGCATTTTTCCACTTGAATCCGGTTATCAGGATTTAGCTGTATTGACAAATATCTGGTTAGGAGAATTTTCACAGGCTGACAATACCGAAAGTAACTTCGATAATGTAACTAAGGGTAATTATGAATTTGATAACGAAACGCTACGTATGTTTAGCGTTATGTTTGCTCACAAATTCAAAGATTTGAAGGCGCTGGAAAAATCTTGGATCGGAAGCTATAATAAAGAAGGATCCCAGGTTATTAAGTGGTCTTTTATTGAATACATTCTTGCAGAGACAGCGAAAAAACTGCATAACGAACGTGAACAACGCCGCGTTAATGGTGTACGTAAAGAACCGGATTTGAATAAGCCGGGACATGCTATGGGGGCCGCTGATGGAATCTATGAGTTCATCAACAAGAAGGTGAACGGGCATATTGATATCAATAACGGCAAACTTGTATATCAGGTAAAACCATTCGAACTCGGTACCCTGACGCCGGAAAATATTGGAGAAAAGCTGTTTCAGGGAACATCTATGATCCCGGCTGTTTTACGTGATTCAGGTTCCTTATCTCTTTACATCCCGTCTCATATGATTGTTTGGTATCACAAGTACAATGAATTGCATTATGGTACTAATCAGGATTACAAGGCCGGTATGATGTTTGTGAAGGAATATCCTTCCGTTAAACTGATTCCTGTGCCTAATGCCGATAATCATCATCGCATTATTTGGACTATGACAGGTAATATCCATACGTTTGAACATGTGCCAGGTGAAATGACAAAGTTCAATATCGAACAGCAGGATTGGACTTTAAAGGTATGGAGTAACTGGAAAGAGTCTATTTGGGCTTACGCAGTAGGGTTCAAATATACGAAGAAAGAAGATATGGACTATTCACGCCAGATGATCTTCTGTAACGAGTATGACCGTCCGGCATCTTATTTTGTAGAGTCTGATAAAGATACTCAACCTTCCGCAAAGTATCATACTTCAATTATTACGGTTGCCAACACTAACCTATTGGCTATTACTGATATTGAAGATTCGGAGATCGGTAGGGTTGTTACTTTGAAGTGTGGCAGTGAAAATAAAGGGGTAAAGATCGAAAAATCAGGTAATTTTGCTTTGATATCCGAAGCGTGGAACCCAAAGAAAGGGGATTTGATCCGTTTGATGAAACGTGAAGATGGGAAATTCATTGAGATTGGTCGTGAAACTGGTGCCACTGACGCCTTGCAGTTTACCGATGACGAAACAGAACCTTCTTTGCAGGGTGGATCTATTTTTATTACGGGTGCCAATACAAAAGCAACAGCAATAACCAATTTCGCTGATGCTATTATTGGCAAAACTTATACAGTTTACGGAAATGGAAATGAAAATGCCAGTACCATCGCTGCTAGTGGAAATTTTGTGTTGACAAAAGTCATAACATTGAGTACCGGTAAGTTTATTAAGCTGGTTAAGGCTGATGACGGCAAATTCTACGAAGTTGCACGCGGCTAGTAACTGTTGGCAGGGGGGATAATTTCCCCCTACTTTTTATTAATCTCAAAAAAAGGACTATATGATTACTTACGTTAAAACATCTGTTCCCAGACCGGCAGGAAATCCGGGTAAGGGAATAACTCCTAAAGACGTTCTTACGTTGATTGATGTCGATGATCTCACTTCTTTTCCAGCGCGTGATGGTGCCGGTGTCGTACTTGTGGGTGATATCGTAGTAAAACCATCGGCGTATTCTGTTGATTTGTATATGACGCCCGGAACTGTTGAACTTGCATCCAACGGTGAAGGTGAAACAGACGCCAAAGGATTTACCCCTTCTGTCAAAGGTAAGCATCCGGGGAATAAAAGAGAGGTTCGCGAATTTAAGACGAACTGGTTAGGTCGCCATTGCATTGGTATATTGCAATACTGCAACGGTGAACCGGCAGACATTATCGGTTCTCCTTGCAACCCTATTGAAATGGCTGTAAACTATACCGGTAATAAGGATGCCAATTCATCTGAATTTACTTTCACTCAAATTAGCAAGGGTGATGATATCGGTATTTATGAAGGGACAATCCCGCATGAAGAACCGTTGGCAGTAGTGGAAGCGGCTGCAACAGAAATTACTTTCAAAGGTGCGGGACAATATCAGTTAAGTGCCGGAGCTGCGAAGCTCGCTTCTGTCACAGGTGCTAAGCATGGTGATTTAGTAACTTTGTTAGGTGTTGTATCCGGTGTTGCGCCAACTATCGAAACAGGTGCTTCGTCTGCCTTTTTATTGCAGGCTGGTAAGGTATTCACCGCGTCACCTGGAAGCCAGATCACATTCAAGGCTTTTGATACTGGAGGCGGGACAATGAAATTTGTTGAGCAGTCAAGATACGAGGCTTAACATGCTCTAACTTATAGAGGTAGAATTAAAAGTCTTATTCTTTATTGAGTAAGACTTTTTTCGTAAAGGCTTTTTCTCTACATTTGTCGAAACTTTAAAATAAAGGCAGTATGAAGAAAGCATTATTATTCCTATTTACAATTTTGGTTATGTTAGGGTGTAGTAGCGATGACGATAAAACTACTAATTGTTGGGTATTTGAAACAAAACAAACAACATCTATCAGCCCTTCTATGCCAGGATACCCCAAATATGTAACATCCAAAACAACTCAGTGCGATTTAACAGAAGGACAGGCAAAAGAAGTAGTTAGTAAATTAACCACGACAGTTAAAGAAAAATCTAACGGTTATACGATAACTGTCAGTACAACTGTCAAATATTGGAAGGAAGGTAACGATCCTGATATTCCGCAAGGGGAAATTGTAGTGAATCCTATTGATTAAAATGAAGAAATTTGTTTGTCATTACAAATATTATCCGTACATTTGTAGTGCAAAAACCATTATCGTATTCGATACCGATTGAGCAGCTACGGTACAGCTCAAATTTTTATGGGCTTTTTTTATGTCCTATTGTGAACTTATTTATATAGGCGGTTGTCTTTCCCTTTTCAGATTTTGCTCTTCGGAGTCGAATGATGATGGTTTTTGCAGACTTGGGATATGGCAGCCGCTTTTGTCTTTAAACTAAACTGCCTATATGCAAAAACCATCATCAAAATGAAAAAACAATTCACCGGCACCAACTACGTGCCCTCGTTCCGTACCCAATCGGACACTAACACGCTCATGGAGCGTTATTTCCGTAGTCTCTCAGACTGCGAAGTGAAAACATCCTCGGATGCTTACTATGTCTCAGCAATTGCCTGTTTCTGCCTTACATTCATCTTTCCGCCATGTATTATCGGTGCCGTTTATTGTGTGCTTAAAGCCAAAAAAGGAGGGCAAAATGGAAACTCTTAATATCAATACCGTAATAATAGATCAACAGGTTCTGGATGCTTTGAAAGATTATCAAGCTGATGGAGCGGAAATAGACTGCCAAACACTGGAAAAGACTATTGATTATCTCTTTAGAGTTTCCGAAATGATTGGTTATGCCGATGATATGGATGGCGGCGGTATGTTAAAACTCATATACAGCCTTCGGCAAATGAAGGAGAACTTAGTGAAATTATTGCCGGAAGATAAATAAACTTCAATGATACATGTAGGGATATCCGCTCGGGTATCCCTTTTTTAGTCCTTTACCAAGCAATTGCCTTTTTGAACCTTTGTGTCTCACTTAATAAATAAATCAAATGAAAGAACAAATTATTTCCTATTTACAAGGGCCTAGAAACTTCGCGGAAGGCGTGGCACTTTATGAAATATTCGGAGTGAATCGTATGTTGAAGGCTAAATTTCGGCAGATTGGAGAATGTGAAATGACTAAAGGATCTCTTTTTGAAGAGTTGCGTAAACTTGCCGGTTTATCGGAAATGGATTTTGCTTCGATGCGTAGAACTGCATACAAAAAGCCGGAACCGATACCGGAAACCGTAAAATCTGTTTTGCCAAAGACGTATGTAGACGATTCCCTCATTGAGCTGGCCGAACGTTTCGGTGTTACCGTTGAAGAGCTTGTCAGTGATGAATTTATCGAAAAGGTATTGTCTGCGGACGAAAACCAGGATAAGGTAGACGAGCTGGAACAAGAACTGGAAGAAGCAAAATCTAAATATTGTGAGGTACCGGAAACAGTACGTAAGACAATTCGTTTCCGGGAAGAATTTCCCTTCCTGAATGAAAAGGACTGTCCGAACGAGTTTAAGATATTGGTATCGGACATGTTTTCGGCTTATGACTTATACCGGGAAAGTCACGAGATGTTAGCCAATACACCGAATGATGTTGCGAGTGAAGAAACTTTCAGATGGGCAAAGGCAGCAGTAGAAAACTATCTGGACAACCGGGAAATGTGGGAAGAACTGGAATATTACCGGGAAAATCATAAGATCTTAGGGAAAGCAAAGATAATGCAAGAACTAGCTGAAAGAAACGAAATATCTGCGTTATCAGATTTGGATATAGTGAAGCAACTGAATAATGCCAAATCGAATATCTCTAAGGGCAAAAAAGACTTGGATAAAGCAGATAACGATGAAAAGAAAGCCAAAGCCCAGGAAAAGATCGATAAGTGGAGCAATAAGAAAGACATGCTGGATAAGGAAATCGAAGCAAGAAAAAAAAACTAAGTTTCCATCTTTACAGGCTGGAAATAAAGCGGGCTGCATGGTTAACTATGAATGCCCGCTTTTCCCATCCGTGCGATCGTTCTGAAGTTGGGGTTCAGGCCCGCAAAATAGGTATTGAGATTCAGTCTGATTATGAACGTCTAAATATTTTAAATAATGGATAACTTACCGGTAGACTCTTTCTTCTTCAATACAGAACAAAGGGGAGATATACAACGCATGGCAGCCCTAGGGTACAGTCCTAAAGAGATAGCAATATATCTAGGCGTAGATATTGATTCTTTTGTCAAAGATGCATATATCGAAGGCACAACGATTAACGGAGTAATCCGCCAGGGCATATTGGTTTCCAGGGCTAATCCGGAAATGAAACTGCACGAACAGGCCGAAGAGGGTAATATAGTTGCTATTCAACAACTGGAGAAGGTGAACAGAAGACGGACATTTGAAATAATTGTGGAGCAAATCGATGAAGATGAACTTAGTTAAACCGACAAGGATAGATTTTGAACGGGTGGATCTTAATCAGATCACACGCATGTTGTCAACCGGTGATTTGGAAGCTTTGCCGGAAGCTGAACGGGCTTACTATGAGCTTATGGAAATGGTGAGGGGCTTAAGAGCTAGGATGAGGTATAATGGGAAGGTTATTACTAAAGCCGGTATCATTAAGCTTTTGAAATCTGATATTTACGGGCTGTCTGACTGGATGGCCAGACAGGTTTATGCTGATTCTATCAATTTCTTTTATACAGATGAGAATATACGCCCGGAAGCTTTTGCGAATCTGTATGCTGAAAAAATGGAGAAGTGGGCTGATTCTATGTTCCTGATGGGGAAGGGTGAAGAAGCTTCGCGTATCTTGGAACGTGCCGCAAAATTAAGACTGCGTTTCGCTTCTACTGAAACGGAGATCCCGGAAGAGTTATTAAATAGGAAACAGGTTGTTCTTTATACAACCAAACGTTCAGATTTGGGAGTACCTGATACTGATCGTAGGGAATTGGAAGAGTTTATAAATGATATTCCTGATATACCGGTTATTGTACGCGAACGTCTGAAGGAGGACGCCCAAATTAATAAGTTTAATCTTAAAAAACGAATGCTTGAAGATGCCGAAGAATTCAGTGAAGACGATACGGAAGATTAATACCGATGATATTGATATCAGATATTCGCATATCATTAAAGTCCTGACTGATTGGATAGATACTACCAATCTGATAGTAACCGCTGGTCGTGGTATGGCTAAAAGTACAGTGATACAAGCTAGGCGTGTTGCTGATTGTGTTTATGATATGCCAGGCGCACCGCTTGCCTTTGCTGGCAACACATACACAAATTTAACGGATAATATTATGCCGGCGGTGAAAAAAGGTTGGGAGTTGATGGGGTTATATGATGGTGTACATTATATATCGAATAAAAGGCCGCCTGAGTCTTGGCGGAAAAGGTGTAGTATAATAGTAGATGAATATAAAAATACGATCTCATTTTGGAACGGGACCATTATCTTTTTAGGATCACTGGATCATCCGTCTTTGCTGGCCGGTAAATCGGTCGTTCATTTGTTCTTTGACGAAGCCAAATACGATCAGGACAAGAAGGTTAATAGAGCTATGCCGATTCTACGTGGTGATGCTATCCGTTACGGGCATAGTCATTATTTCTTAGGGGTAACTATTACTACAGATATGCCGGACATCTTGGAAGGAGAGTATGACTGGTATTTCCGCTATGTTAAACTGATGCAACCGGAGTTTATTATAAAGATAGTTCAGGCGGCAGGCGAATTGAATGATTTACGTATCAAGCTAGTACGGGAAGAAAACAAGGAAAAACCTTCTCTTGATAAAATAAGAAGACTTAAAAAGAAGATACTCTATTATGAAACCGCCTTGCTTAAGATGCGGAAAGGAAAAACCTATTTTATCAATGCTTCCAGCTTTACTAATATTGACATTCTGACAATTGGCTACATAAAGCAACTCTTTAATGGTACACTGGAATTGCACGAATTCAAGAAGTCAGTCGTGGGTATGCGGCCGGGACTTCGCCGGGATATCCGCTTTTATGTGGCTTTCTCTGAAAAACATAAATATACTGATGGTACAAGCTTCGGAGAACCGGCAGTCAATTCAAGGGAGCTTCGGTTCTTGCATCATAATAGCCCGATAGATGCAGGCGTAGATTTTGGTAATCAACTATCTTTAATTGTCGGACAAGAAGATGGTGCTTATTATCGAATGCATAAGAATTTCTACGAATTACCGCCCAATTGGTTTAGAGAATTGGCGGATCAATTCTTGGGCTTTTTCCTTAACCATGAGGAAAAAGAACTGAATCTTTACTATGACCGTGCCGGTAACAACTTTGAAAAGCAAAAGGAAGACTATGCACGTAAGTTGAAAGAAGCCATCGAGATAGACGGGGAGGGTAACCGGACAGGATGGATGGTTAACCTTATGAGTCGTAAGCAGGCTAATATTCGCCAGGATGAAGAATACGATTTCATGTTAGAGTTGATGAAGGGAGAAAATAAAGCATTGCCTATCCTCCTTATTGATTCTATTAACTGCAAAGAGGCTGTATCCAGCATAGAGAAAGCGCCGGCAGGTATTCGATATAAGGGACAACAAAAGATTGTGTATAAGATAAAGAAGTCTGAGAAGCTTGCGCCTAAGAAGCTGCCAATGCTATCAACAAACTTCTCTGATGCCTTTAAGTATCTGATGATGCGTAAGCAGTGGCGGCGTGCTATCCGTGGTAAGGGCAAGGCAAACAGTGCCAATCCCTACGTGCCAGGCTTCGATGATACTGGAGACTAATAAAGGCAATTGCCTTTGTGGACCGATCTTAATGAGAATCGGTCTTTTTTTGTCTCTAAAGGTGCGGCGTTTTGCTAATATTAATACATTTAGTCATATTTCACATTTTGAGGGGTGAGGCAATCGCCTTTTGCCTTCTGAGCGGCTCGGTCTTCGGTGTGTGACTAAAAAAAAGAATACGTACCCGTTTATGCTTATTCTCTTGTTTTTAAGTGCTTTGTAGTGAGGATGAGCAAAATTTACCCTTCAAATACAGTGTTTTTCTGTTTTTTGAGACAAAAACAGGTTCAAAAACGGGAAATTCTGCACTTTTTAGATTTCACATAGATGTTATTCATGTATATTATGATTAAAAATAAAAAAGATATCTCTTAAAAACTTCCACATTTGGGAATTTTTTGTATCTTTGTATCAAACAAAAAGAAGTTATGAAAATAATCGATTCTGAAAAGCTGGAAGAGTTCATAAAAAAACATGCGGATGCTAGTAACGCTATCGAAAAATGGGTAGAAAAAATAGAGGCCGCAGACTGGAAAAATCACAATGAACTGAAAAATGATTTTCTTTCAGCCGATTATGTGGGAAATAACCGGTATGTGTTCAATATCCGAGGAAATAATTATCGAATAGTTGCGATCGTTGTTTTCTTTGCTGGTAGAATGACTATTCGCTTTATTGGTACCCACAAAGAATATGATAGGATCGACGCTAAGAATTATTAAAAAGGAGGGCATTATGAAAATTAGTAGTGATTCCCAATACAGGGAATATAAAAAGGAAATGGAAGTTTTGATCCAGAAGGGAACAAAGCTTGGTGATATGGAATTGCTTTCAGAAGCAGACAAAGAAGAATTTGTACGCCTTACTGATGCGATTTATGAATGGGAGGCCGCTTATCATCCTTTGCCTGGTAAGGTATCGACAGTAATAACGGACGCTATCAAACAACGTATGAGCATAGGCAATATAAAACAGAAGGATGCCGCTAAAAAACTGGGTGTCTCTGAATCTCGTGTAAGTGAACTTTTATCCGGTAGGCGATCGCTTAATTTAAACATGGTGAAACGTTTACGCGATAATTTTGGAATATCGGCTGATTTTATCCTGGATAATATGTAAAAAGTGAAATAATAATAAGACGAGAAAGCTTTATCTAATCGGATAAAGCTTTTTTATTTGTGGCTTTTTCTCTACATTTACCAGCTAATCATAATATATGCAGTATGAACACACTAAAGCCGAATTTTGCCACAAAAGAAGATAACGGCGTGAATCTTTTGCGTAAATCTTCAAAGATATTTTTAATAGTCTCACAAATAGCCGGAATTATAGGGACTTTTGCCGGGATAATGGATTTTGATAGTTTAGGAATACCGGTTATTGCAATAGCCATTTTAATCTTTGTTGCAGGGTATTTAGTACGTGGTTTTGCTTTATGTATTGCTACGATTGCGGAAAATTCCGAAAAACATAAAGAGTAGCCAGTTAATCAGAATATATCTATTTATTTATAGGGTGCATCGGGAACGGTGTGCCCTTTCTTTTGTCCTTTACCTACACATCTTAAAAGCTCATATTTGCCTAAAAATAGAGCAATATGAATGAAATATTAATTACTACAGTAATCAGTTCTATTTGTACTGGTGGTATTACTTGGCTTTTTACTCTAAAATATACTAGGAAACAGGCCGAAGCTGATGCGATGCTATCCGTGCAAAACGTATATCAGCAGATAATTGAAGATCTTAAAACGGATCGGGTGGAGTTGAAAGAAAATATCAAGGAACTGGCGCTAAAGGTGAGTGAGAACGAACGGGAAATTAAAGCAATGAAGCCGAATCTTTGCGGGCGGAAGGCATGTACACAAAGAATACCAATCAATTAATTATATGAAAAAATATGCTTTGTATATTGTACTATCGGGAGTCTTCCTTGCTAGTTGTAGCCGCGCAACGATCGATCACCGGAAAACAAATGAAACGGTATTGTCAGACAGCGTTAAAGCTCGCACAGATACGCGAGAGGAACAAGATAAGCAGCAGGGACATAGTACAGAACGTAATACTAGAACTGACGAGGAAAACCGCGTCGTTATTAAATTTGATACGGAAAAGCCAGTTACGAAAGAAACAGGTTTACCACCAATCAAAGAAATCTCTTTTACCGGTTCCACCACTAATCAAGAAAAAGAACTTTATACGGAGATCGACACGGAGAAAAATATAAAATCAGTAATAAACGATTCAACAGCAGTAAATCGTAAGACTGATAAGAAAGAAGATATTAAGACGAGCAAAGAAATTAAGCCTTCGACTAGTTTATGGAAGGCTTTGTTATATATCTGCCTTATTGTTTTCTCCTATTATTTATTTGATGTATTGCGGGCACACTGGCCGAAAATAAAACAGTTATGGCGAAGGGTATTCAAACTATAAACCTATATACCGCTATCGAGCAGATGAAGCAAATTTCCGCAGATGGTGACACTTTTTCTATAACATTTAGAAAATACGATCGTCAGCGGAGATCTGGCGGGGATTCGGTTAGGTTGAAATATGCTAGATTACGGCCTAAAACATCGGATGCAGAGATCGAAAATTCTAGCTATAAATTATTTCTAACTGATACAGAAACAGGCAAACCGCTAAATTGTTGGCAAATACTTGTTACAGAGTTCAACGGGATCAAAATTTACGTTTAATATGGAAATCAGAAGAACAGGCAATTTCGGATTTATAGATACAGGGGAAGGACAATTAATTTCCTTTGCCATGGGGAAAGGCTGGGCGCCTTCTTCTATTAATTTTAGCAGGCCGGATAGTTGGCAGACTAAGAAAATAAGAGTTAATGGAATTGATATCGTGCCGATGGGCACTAATAACGACTTACCAGGAGACGTACAGCGTTTACTAGATAATTTCTACGGTGGGGAAGGTATCATGGGGAAAATACAGGGCCTACAATGGGGAGAAGGCCCGCGTTTTTTTGAAGATGCCATCGACGAAGGAAATAATAAGTTTTATCGGAAATGGATACTAGATGATAAGATCCAGGAAGATTTAGAGCGCTGGGATCATCGCGAGTTTATGTTACGATCCTTAGTTGATCTTATCCACATGCAGGGGTTTTGGACTAAGTTTATTAGAAACCGGGGGCCGCGTATTGGTGCAGCAGGTAAATTTCTAAAGTTGGAACATATACCTTATAAAAAATGCCGTTTTGAATATCCAGGCGATAACCACGACTTTCCGCAAAATGTATATGTAGGTGATTGGCCGTTTCCGGATCCTACTAAATTGGCTAAATATCCGGTTTTTAATCCAGCAGATCCCTTTAAGTATCCGGTATCAGTTGGATATTTCAATATCTATTCTTTCTGTAAAGATTTCGTAAGCACACCTCGTTTTCTTGGCGCTTTCCCATGGCTGGAGCTGGCCGGTACGATTGCGCCATTACTGGCCGCTTATAATGCTAATTCGTCGGCCTTAAGCTTGCACATTGAGAGTCCGCAGGGATATTGGGATGCAGCGGAAGAACGAATAAAAGACATTTGCAAGCGTAAAGGTATTGCTTATTCCGCTAAAATGCTGGAAGACTTTAAAGATGAAGCAATGGAAAAGTATGCGGCAGGTGTTACCGGACGCCAGAATGTCGGTAAATATATGCACACTACTAAATTTTGGAACGCGGAAGCCAATAACTTTGAAGGATGGACGATCACGCCTATCGATAAAAAGATAAAAGATTATATCGAGAGCCAGATAAAAATAGCTAATAAGGCGGATGCTGCGGCGACTTCTGGTTTTGGGCTGGATCCAGTTTTATCAAACCTTATCATGGAAAATAAGTTATCCAGCGGATCCGAGAAGCTTTATTCTATAAAGGTTTATAATGCCAGTGAAACAGCTATACCGGATATGATACTTTGTAAACCGTTGATGCACTATATACGTGCGAATTTTCCGGGAAGTAAGACGCAAATAGGGCTTTATCGAAGTATTGTCAATGCGGAAGAGAACATTTCACCAAGTAGCAGAGTAAAAGAAAATGCGTAAACTTTTTGCGTCAGACATACCCAAAGAACCGGAATTACCTTTGCATGTCGATTCAGGGTCGGAAGAAACTACGGAAGCAGCAGAACAGCCAGGGAAACATGTACAATGTAAAAGGATGAAAGGGCGGCATTTCGATAAACGTGTAAAAAGTGAACTTGCACTAGAAAAGGAATTACCCTGGCATTTTGAACCGGGATGTTCCTATCACTGTATCAGCTTTGGGGATGTGGATAGCTTAACTTATTTACGTGCCATAGTCAAACAGCAGAAGATCGAATATTGCCTAATATCTACCTGGTGTATGGCTATTACTGATGCAAAGGAAATTGAAAACTGGATTGAAAAAGGATATATCGGACGAATTGATTTTTATGTGGGTGAAATTTTCCAGGGAAGTTATTCCGGTGTTTATTCCTATCTAAAGGATGTAGCAAAAAGGAATAATGGGCGGATCTGCATATTTAAGAATCATAGTAAAGTAATGGCCGGTTTTGGGGAACATTTCGATTTTGTTATCGAAAGTTCTGCAAATATCAACACAAATCCCAGGTGTGAACAGGCTACAATAACGATCGATACCGGACTATCCTGTTTTTATAAAGACTTTTTCGATGAAGTGAATAGCTTTAACGGAGACTTTGAAGGGTGGAATAAGTATGAATTTAACCAGAATAAGAAGTGATGAAAACAATCTTTGATAAAAATAACAATGGTACGTCGGAGCTAGTCGAAGCGCTAGGAATGATTGACGCTGCAACCGATTTCTCTAAGTGGAAACCTTACATACCATTAAGTGTAAGGCGCTTAACAGCTATCATAGGGCCGGAAGTTTACGACAAAGTGGTAGAATTTTATCACTCTACGGAGCCAGATTCAAAAACAGAAGAAAAGTATAATACTCTTCTTTTGTTGATGCAACAGTCCGTAGCTTTATTTACATGGATCAAGATTATCCCCACACTGGACGCCCAACACGGGAACACAGGCCGGCAAAAGCGGTTAGGTGAACATGAAAAGGGACTTACTGCCATACAGGAATATAAAGACGAAACAAATATCCTTAATCTGGCTTATGAATCGGTAGACGCTTTGATCGCTTATTTAGATAAAGAGAACTTCGATTTCTGGTTGAAGTCAGAGAAGAAAAGAGCTATAAATCAGCTCTTAATAAGAAGCAAAGAAAAATTCGATATTTATTATACAATCGGGAGCCATCGTCTTTTTTTAACTCTTATACCGATTATCCGGGAAATGCAAGATCGCTATATTGTCCCGATAATTACGCGGAAGCGGTACGAACAGTTACTTTCAGGGAATGAACTAGGCGAAGACTTTAACGATGCAGTATGCAGACCTTTGGCCCTTCTAACGATGCAGAAGGCAGTTGAACGTTTGCCTGTTGAAGTTCTTCCAGATGGGGTAGTTCAGGTACAACAGGCCGGAACCGTTAAAGAAAAGATTAAGGCCGAAGCCGAAGCCAGGAAAGCAGTGTCTAAAAGTCTGGGAGACGATGCGGGAAAAGATCTTATAGCGTTACAAGACTTTATCGCTACTATTGAAGCCGAACCGGATGAACCGGATTTGTATTTACCTAAAGCAACTATACAATCTAAAGGTATAACGTTTTAGTATGCAAGAGTTTACGTATAATAATAAAACTAGGATGATCCCGGAAGATCTGGAAGAACTTTCGCCAGAACAATATTATCGATATTTAGAACTTGTAATAATGATGAATACCGATAACATTTCACCTTTTGAAATGAAATGCAAGCTTATTTCTTTACTCTTAAATATGAAGTGTAACTTTGTAATGTGCAAAGAATCAATCGTTAATGAAATAAATGCCCAACTGGGCAAAATGAACTGTTTTTTTTATATAAAAGAGGAAGGGGATAAAGTAATTTACGATCCACATATTAAGACGGGACGTAATTTATTACCATCATATAAAGGCTGGATAGGGCCAGAAGATATGCTTAATGATATTACATACGGGCAATTTGTACAATGCCTAAACCTGGTTAGGGCAATGGAAGTAACCAGAAGGGATAAGGATAACGAGCAAGCAGATTATTTAATGTCTGAATTTGGTAGGATACTTTATAAGAACGAAGATCCCAAAGCAGGGGAAATACCGCCGCTGGTATGCTTTCACTCTTATATCTTCTTTTGTGCAGTATGGGAGTTGATTTGCACCGTTCCCATTCCGATAAATGGCGAGGAAATCAACTTTTCTATTTTATTTCAGGAACAAGGGGAAAAAAGGATTGATGATAAAACGGGGTGGATAGGGATCTCCTTTGAAATTGCATCTTCTGGCGTTTTTGGCAATGTGAAACAGATTAATGAAACTCCCTTTTGGGACATTTTACTATATCTGTATAAATGTCGTTTTGAATCTTTACACAATAAAAAATAGTATATAATGAAAACAAGTGATGCAGCAAAACAGGCCATAGGAACTTTTGAAGGCTTGAAATTGAAAGCGTATCGGTGCCCTAGCGGAGTCCTAACAATTGGGTACGGTCACACTAAAGGAGTATATGAAGGTATGCAAATAACCAAAGAGCAGGCACTAACCTTTCTTGCTTTGGATTTAGCGGATGTTGAAAGGAATCTTAATACCCGCTTCCCCTCAATCAGTCAAAACAAATTTGATGCGATGATAAGTCTTTCATTTAACATCGGGATCCAGGCATTTAATACATCCACTTTGTATCGTAAAGCAAAAGCGAATCTAAATGATCCGAGTATTCGGATAGAGTTTATGAAATGGGTACACAGCAAAGGAAAGGTACTTCCTGGACTGGTAGAGCGTAGAACGTGGGAAGCAAACCTTTATTTTTCTTAGCCATGGTAGATTTACAAGAGTATGAAAATTATTGGAACGGGATTCGGAATCGGATCCCGGAAATAAAAAAAGTAATTCCGGCTACTTTTGAACCGGATATGGGGAATGTAGTACAGGGACTTAAGCCGGAAGAACTTCCAGTACTGTTTTTCATTATTCCTAATGCACAAGGGAAAAGTAAAGACATCGATAATATATCGGAAGCGAATCTTTGTGTTATTCTGATAATGGATAAGACGGATCCGCAAAGGAAGAAAGCTTATCAGGTGCAAAAGGAAACACAACCTATCGCAGAAAAGATAAAAAAACGTATCCTGGAAGATAAAGCCATAGGGTGCCATCTATTTAAAAATCTGGATTTATCCAGTTTATCGACAATTCCAGAAGCTAGTTTTTATTCGATTTTTGCAGGGTGGAGCATAGCTTTTCAATTTGATACGGAATGAATGAGGAAGATCTAATTAAACAGGAATTTATACGGGAAAATATCGAGAGAGACTTCCGGGCTATTTTTGAAGCACAACGTTTGATCGCTTTAGAAAGGATATATAGTCGTGCCAGCTATTCCCAAACAGGGCAAAACCTATCACAAAGAAGATCTGGCGAATTATTGAGGGCTTTACAGAATCCACGTTATAGTATGGAGCTTTCCGGCACTGGTGTTATTGCAACTTCTAATATTCCGCTTTATATTCGTTTCCTGGATATGAAAGAACACGGGAACTATGCCATCTATAACCGGCAAATATGGGGTATCCTTTATAACAACACTCTTATGAATATACGTGACGGGTACGGGAAAGAAGTACGCGACCGTATTTTTGCCCAACTACAAGGGGCTTTCCCATAGTATTTTAAAGGCCAAATGGCTTTTTTTTGTGTCCTTTATCTTCGTAATTTGGCTGTTTACCTTTGCTTTAAAATATAAGATCATGGGAAAATTACAACCGGATTATATCACCTGGACGCTATCGCTTAACGCTGGGGGCTTACAAAAGGAAATCCTAAGAATAAAGAATAATAGTAAGGATCTTAAGGATGAAAATAAACTCCTTAAAGAGTCCATGAAGGAACTTACTTTACAAGGGAAATACCAAGGTAAGGAATACCAGCAGCTAGAAGCAAAACTTAAGGCGAATAATCGTGCTATCGGGGAAAACAACGAAAAAATAAAGCAGTGTGAAAGCCGCTTAAGCAATGTAAATAAGTCGTATGCACAATTATCGAAACAGGCGAAGAAATTGCAGTCTGATTTAGATAATACGGTGAAAGCACTGCAACCGGAAGAATATGCCCGGCTAGAAACTGAACTGGCGAAAACAAAAGCTGCAATGGAGCAGCTTAAGCCCAGAACGGAAGCCGTGAAAGAATCTTTCTTTAGCCTTAGTAAAATGAAAGCTACCGTAGTCGGTTTCTTCGTGGGAATAGGCGCTAGTATTAGTTCCTTTTTTACTAACGCTATTTCAAATGCGAAAGAATGGGTGAAAGAAGGAACGAAACTGGCGGCTAATGCTGACGGGGTAAGACATGCTTTTGAGAAGTTGAACCGACCAGGGCTTTTGGATGATTTAAGGAAAGCGACGAAAAACACTGTTAATGATCTGGAATTAATGAAGGCGGCAGTACAGGCAAAGGATTTTCGGATCCCGCTTGAAGATCTGGGGAAATACTTGCAGTTCGCGCAAATGAAAGCACAACAGACCGGGCAATCGGTTGAATATATGACTAATTCGATTGTTACAGGTTTAGGCCGTAAGTCGCTTCTTATATTGGATAATCTGGGCTTATCAGCCGCCGAAATAAATGAAGAAATTGCGATAACGGGGGATCTGATGAAAGCAGTTGCAAATATTGTAGATCGGCAGTTATCCAAAGCCGGTGAAAACTATGTTTCAGCAGCCGATAAAGCCGCACAAAAAACGGCAGAACTGCAAAATCGACAAATGGAGATAGGGCGTCTTCTTCTTCCTCTAAAATCTGCATGGGGGAACTTATTTCATACGGTTAAGATCGGTTTTGCGGATGCGACAGTGTGGATACTAGAACACAAGGACAGTATTATAACGGTCGTGTCAGTAGTAACCGGGCTTATCGTTGTCTATAAATCCGTCACATTGCTTCAAAAAACTTGGAATGGGCTCTTAATGGTGGGCAAAGCTATTAATCTGGCTTATACCTCAATTATGGCTTTACAGGCTGGTAATACTCTTCGGAGTGCGGCGGCTATGAGACTGTATAATGCTTCGGTAACATCTAACAATGTAATAGTAAAGGCGTGTACTGCATCTACTTATTTGTTTGCCGCAGCAAAAGCCGTTCTCACTGGAAACATTGATAAGGCTCGGATAGCGATGCAGGCTTTTTATGCACTTACCAAGATAAGTCCATTAGCCATACTAATAACCGTAATTGCAGCTATTACGTACAAACTAACATCTTATAGAAGGGAATTAACAGCAACGGAGAAAGCAGAACGTAGTTTACTTAAGATCCGGGGAGAGGCGGCAGATTCCGTGGCTTCTGAACATCGAGAATTGAACACTCTTTTAGGAATTGCCCGAAACGAAAAGATTAGTAAGGAACAACGCATTGCAGCAATTAAGCAGCTAAATGAATTAAGCCCGGAGTATCTGGGTAACTTGACTTTGGAAACAATCAATACCAAAGAGGCTACAACGGCATGTAAGAGCTATGCGGATAACCTATTGTCTCTTGCCAGGATTCGATCAGCCAATTCCAGACTAGAGGAAATCCAGCAGGAAAAACGTGCCCTGCAAGATCAACGAAAGGATATTAATGCAAATCGTAATCTTTGGGATAGTTTTAAATTAGGGCTTGCTAAAGGCTTTAATTCGTTATCCGTAGCAGTTAAAGGCTATTCTGATACCTGGTCTGATAATGTCATTAATGATTATTTCGGCAGAGAATTTAACCGGATACAGGAACTTTCAGAAGAGGAACAGAAATTAACGGATGAAATTAAAACGTCACAGGAAGATATCATTAAGGTTAATGCTGAATCTACCCAAAAAGAAAAGGATTTAGTAGCAGCTAAGAAGGAGGAAATAGCGCTGGCCGAACGTGAGATCGCTTCAACACCGGAACTTTTGAAAGCGAAAAATAAAAAAATTGCGAAGCTGAAAGAAGAACTTGAAGCCTTGCAGGATCTAGGAGTAAATAAGAAAAAGAAACCAGGTGATTTTAATTCAGAAATAGATAAGGCTTTGGCTGGTTTGGATAATAAACACGATCAGGAGCTCTTAAAGATACGGGAGGCTAAAGAGAAGGAGCAACAGACGGAAGCACAATATAATAAAGCGGTACTGGCAGAGGATCAGCGCTATTATACGGAACGCTTGGAAGCACTTAAGAAACTGGATAAAACCACCGCAAAGACAAAATTAAAAACGTTGGCAGAAATCCAATCTAAAATAACGGAAAGCAATAAAAAACTCCTAGAAAACCAGAGGAAGCAGGATGAAAATGAAATTTCACTGTTAAAGGAACAAAGGGATAAAAAATTACTTGTACAAGAATCCGTCTACAAAAGTACTAAGACAAAAATAGAACTGGATTACGCTAATCAACAGATTACGCAACAAGCGCGTGATATGCTTTTGTTGGCCTTAGAAGAAACAAACACTAGGGAACGTCTTAATATACTTAAGAACTATCAAACCGAAGTAGGTAAAGCGGAAATACAGACAGGAAATGTAAAGGTTACGGCTGTAAAAGAAGCTGGGCAGGCGGTTTTAGAAGCTGAACTGGCTAACGCCCAGAGCCGGGCAAAACAGCAGAAAGAAATAGAATCCTTACTTTCTTCTTTCAAAAAGGAATTTAGCTTAACGAATTTGCCGGATGAAACGGATCTGCAACTTAAAGTACTGGAAGCATCTTATCAGGCACGTTTACAGATAATACGGGACTCGCTGAAACAAGAGCTTATTACGAAAGAGCAGGCAGCAGCACAAGAAAAAGCCCTCAACGAAGCAAAGGGTACGGCGGAACTTAATATTGTAAAAGATGCAGAAAATCGTAAAAATGGGATTCTCGAAAAATACGGTCTGGCAGGATTCCAACAGCGTTATAATATGCAGATGGATGCCTTACGGCGTGAGAAACAACAAGGTTTAATCAGTGCCAAGGACTATGCAGCAGCCGAAAAGCAAATAAAGCTTACGGCATGGAAAGAAGCTTTCGATTATTTTTCTGGTTTATTCGGTGATGCGATAACCGCTTTACAAGATGCGGAGATCGCCAATATGGAGGCTAAATATGACGTAGAAATCGAAGCGGCGCAGGGAAATGCCGAAGAGGTTGAACGTTTGGAGAATGAAAAGGCCGAGAAAAAACTTGAAATTGAGAAAAAATACGCAGATGTACAATTTGCTGTAAAAGCTAGCCAAATCATAGCTAATACCGCTATGGCAATAATGACCGCTATGGCGCAATTAGGGCCGATAGCCGGGCCGATTGCAGCCGCATTAATGGGAGTGACTGGCGCCGCCCAGCTTGCCGCCGCCAATTCGGAGCGTCAGAAGGTTAAGAATATGACTTTAAACAACAGTAGCAGTTCTTCTTCTACTAGTGCCGAAAGAGTCGTGAATCCGTCTTCGGGATATAGCGAAGGTGGATATACTGGAGATGGTGGCCGTTATGAAGTTGCCGGGGCAGTTCATCGTGGCGAATATGTCGTGCCAATACCGGAGATGAAAAATAAGCGGGTCTTTAATATGGTGAAGGTTATAGAAAGTATCCGGCGCCAACGGACGGTAGCAAATCCGTTACCGGGATATTCAGAAGGTGGGCACGTTCAAGATCAATCGACAAATCAAGTCAATTGCCCGGAACTGATAAAAGCGGCTGAACGGCTTGAAAAAGCTTCGGAGAATTTGGGTAAACCAGCAAGAAATTATGTACTCTTATCCGATATCAACGATGCAGAGGAAATTAAATATAAGTCAGAAAAACCATTTACAAGGGGGGATAACTAATGGCATTAACTATTAAGACGCAGAAGGGAATATATGATGTCCCTGGTGATTTCCAGATGGAAGTCGAAATAACTTCTCCTATTTATACGGATAAAGGTAGCCAAACATTAGCATCCACATTGCCAGGTACTAAACGTAATCTTTACCTAGTTGATTATATACACCGGGAAGATGTAGTCAATGCACCGGGGAAAGACGTAATGGCTATTATTGCCGATGGTATTTACCGAAGGACAGGAAAGCAGAATATAACGTCAGCCAGTAGGGAAAGCGGTGTCGTAGCTAATTTTGGTTTTGATGAAAGTTTGATGTATGAAGCTTGGAATAATGTTTCATTGAAGAAATTACCCGGACTGCCAATATATAAGCCAGAAGGGGGAATAACCGTACTAATGAATCACTTAAGCGATGTCATGCGCTATTATGTGACAGCAGATTATTATGTTTTCCCGGTACAGGTGAAGGCTGAATCTTTGAATGATGTTGTTTATCCTGAATTTATTAATCCCATAGAGAAGGTTAATCACGATGTCTATGATTTAAAGAAAAATGCCCGTACTGAAAAAATGGTACTTTCTGGATCATTGGTAGATGTGAAATTACCCGCTGGGTATGGGATATCTCCTTTTATAAAGGTATCTAGGATATTGGAACTGATCTTTTCGGCCTATGGTTTTAAACTGATAGAGAATCCCTTTGCCACTCATTATCAACTAAAAAAAATGGTAGTGCTTAATAACGTGGCGGATGCAATTGTACAAGGGCAGATCGAATATAAAAATATGATGCCGGATTGTTCTGTAAATGATTTCTTAGACGCTTTGTTTTGTAGGACTGGCGCTAAGGTTTTTGTAGACGGTAATACCAGAACGGCCAAAGTTATACTGATAAAGGATGCTATAACGGCGCCTTCTTTCGCAGACTGGACGCTGTTTAAATCATCGGATCTAGTTCCTAGTTATGGGGCGGCGAAACAGTTGAAATTATCCGCTGGGACTTCATTTGAAGGTGCAGACGTTGAATGTGATTCTTTTGAAGAGTTTTTGGATCAATATAAGGGTATTGTTACGGAAGTTAAGAATACAGCCCCCGGATATATCCCGGATGATGTGTATGTCTGTTATCAGGCTTCTACCGGTAGATACTATAAGCGTAATGTAATCACTAAAAATGTGTCGATGGTATCAAGTGATTTTTTTCCGTGGGATAAGAAGACTACAAACGTCGAATATGAAGAAGTAACAGGGGCAGATGAATGTTTGCCTATGGCCTTTACTAATGGTTTTCTTGTGGGCCAATATCTTACAGGAACGGTTAATCTGAATACTACTCTTAGAGGGGCAAAAGTTGAAGAGCAGAAAGAGGACACACCTTTATGTTTTTGTTTTGCGATGGGGCTTGCAATGGATGAAAAGGGTAATTCTTCTGGATACTACTTTGGGAGTTCTCTTTGCAGGGATCCAACAGGTAACTATTTTCGTGATCGAAGCGGTAATACTTATAATTATTCATTAGTCTTTCGTGGAGATGATGGTGCATTTAATCGCTTTTTTAAGGGGTGGGATGCAATTTTAAGACATTCTAATCATACTCTTTCTGGTAAATTTAATCTGGATCGAATAAACTTAACTAAAATAGATACCGGACGCCCACTTTCGATATCCGGTCAAAAAGTTATGATAGAAAGTGTAAAACATACGATGCCCTACCGGATAAATAAGCCGGCTACTGTTAAATTACGGACTATTAAACTTTTAAAACCCTATGATCTTGAATCAGAACAGGGGATAGTAGTAATGAAGGCACAGACTACTAAATGGGTCATGGTTTCCTATACTGATAATATCTTTGAAGCTGCAATTAAGGCGGCAGAAGAACGCCACGGCGTAAATTGGAGAGAAGTGGGTATGACTGAAATAGTTAGAGAAATTGTAACAAAACCGTCTGACGAAGAATTTGCAGCATATTTACCACCTTCGGAAGAAGATGCGGCTAATCGGAAAGAAGTTCTTAATACGTATCAAGCGAAACTAAAATATAAGATTTCAATAATAATAGGTACTATCCCCAATTCGCATGTAATTAGTCAAGACTACGAAGATAACTTAACTTATGAGGCAGGAATCAGAGCAGAAAAGCGGTAGTTTCTTGTCCTTTAATAGATTTATTAATATCAGCAAATTTGCATTATGGAAAATGGAACGATACTATCTGCACCGGAATTAACGAATGTTTCTGATGCGTTTTTGGAATTTAGGTTATTGCCTGGGAACGATACAAAGACAAATAACGATTTTTATTCCCTTTTGACAACGCCTAACGTTGGAAGGGATAAATTCTTATCTGGCTGCAAATTGTCACCGGTTGTAAATGGGAATGTAGTAAGACAACAATTTGAATTATGAGTTTAAGCGCAAATATATCTCCTCGTACCATGGCTCTATCAGGCAATCCGATCCGGCTTGATATTACGTCTTCTTCCCCGGTTACTTATGTAATCCGGGACGGGGAAGAAACGGTATTTGAAGGATCCGGGGAAGAAGGTAATTTTTATGTGTTTATTGACGAGATATTATCGGCCATCCTCGCCCCAATTCGATATACAGGGCAAGAAACAGACATTATTTTGAATACCTCTGGCAATCTAAAGGAATATACTATAAACGTGGCTAATACAGAAGGGGAAAAGAAAGTATTGCAGCACAAAGTAATACTAGGGGGAATTAGTAAAAGGGCCATGCGACATCTAAATCAAGAAGGGAGTAATATTTTCACTTTTAAGCTACTTAATGCAGCCGGTAATTTTTTTATGTCTACCAGATCGGAAACACGTATTCTTACGATCCGGGAGACTGAAATACGTCCTTTATTGTTTATTGCCCCCAAAACAGCTTTTACAGTTACGGTATCGGACGGGATAAGCAAAGAAATAACCGGCTTAGTAGTGGGTAAATGTTATGCGCTTAATTTGGATGCCCTACGGAGATACTTCTTTGATAGTGAAAATATGCTGGCTAGTCAATTTATTGTAAGCACGGATGAAGGTACGGCAGTTACTATCATAATTCTTCCGGCAGATGTGGCGAAAGAAAGGTACTATCTGGAATTTCTCAATTCTTACGGTGCCTATGAATGTATCGATGTCACCGGGAAGCCAACTTTAGACCAGGATAGCGGGGAAGAAGAAACTTACGGGAAATATGATGAATTAGTAAATGATTATATCGAATCTCGTGAACGTGTGCGAACCGTAGATACGATCCATGTACAAACCGGTTTTAAGACAAGTAAGGAACTTATGTTTCTTCTTGATATGCTTTCCAGTGACGATATTTATTTGCTAGGATATGAAGATCGGGAAATAAAAGTAAATGCATCGGCTGATAGCCTGGCAGTTGCTAAGACGATGGATCAACCTCAAAGTTTACCTATTACATTAAGGTTTGCTGACTCTGAAAGGCACTTCACCCAGGCATTGCAAGGAGAGGATTTTAATAACCCGCGTATCCATACACAAGAATTTAGTAAAGAATTCAATTAATGGCTGATAACTTACAAAATATAGTAGATTCGTTAATAGACCATATTGATAAGGCCATAGCGAAAGGTAGTGTAACTAATCAGCAGGTAGCCGCAGTTTTGGATTTTCTGAACGAAAAACTAAAAAAAGCGGATGGAGATAAGTATATACGCAAAGATCAATCGGATTTTACACATTTCTTGTTACAATTATTAAGCGGTGTAGAAGTCGGTGTTTTTAAATCGTCATTAATTGAAGGGACAGGAGCTGGAATAGATAAACTAGGTAATGCTGAATTTGAAAGTGCTAGGATACGCAGCTCTTTAACCATCCTTGAACTAATCTTCAACCGTCTATCCGCTCAGGAAGGAGATGCTTCTTTTTCCGAATCCGGCGTAATCGAAAGCATTGAATTATTAGGAGACAGAACCTACCGTCTACCTTTGCGTAAACGTCATGCAACGGACTTCACAGCTTTTGACTGGAACGACATCATATACGGTTCTGTCAATGACCTAGCCACCGGAGGCGGTAACTACCGCACCTCATGGATGCGAGTAGTAGGAGTCAACACCGTAGACAACTACATTGAAGCAGTCCTCTATCCTGATTCAGAAGTACCGGGAGGTAAGAACTATCCACCTGAACCATTAATGATCATTACCCGTAGAGGTAACACTTCGGATGAAGACCGGCAGAGTTATTGGTATATCTCCAGCTATGAGAAATGTATCTGCATGCTCGATGGAGTAACAAAACCTATCTTAGAAGAGAACAATTACTCTATCCTGATTGGAAAGATGAAACGTCTGTCTTTGTTCGACAATCTGCCGATCAACTACCGACAAAGTTATGTCTATTGCCGTGGCCTTATCCGTCAGGATGATATTCGCATAGATGTAACCGGCAAGCCTGTCTACGAGTTTGTCAACCGTGGAATCTGGAGTTTATCGGTTGCCACCTCTGAAGAACCATACCTTTTCGAATCAAAGAATCCTATAACGGGTGTCAATGAGACCAGCACCGTCTACCAGCGTGGAGCAAAATGGCAATGCCTAAAGTCCCGCACACTGCTAGAACCTAAATGGAACTCCACCGACTGGGCGTTCCTGGAAGGTAACGGAGAATTCTCAATAGACTTTCAAAGCTCGAAAGGGTTCAGCTTCTTCTATGGTTTGATTGATACGGTAATCGAAGCCAGATTCTATCACGGTACAACCGACATCACCGAAGATGTAATGAGTACTTCCGGAACGGTAATCACATGGAACAGAGATACAGGAATAGCAGCAGAGGATAATGCTTGGTCACCCACCTTTGTAGATGGCAAAAAAAACAAGATACACCTCATATCTTCCGATATGGGATCGCAGTGGTTAAATGCCCGGTCCGTCACATTTAAGATAACAGCAGTTATTCCACTAGGCGAAGAGAATTATTTACGGGAATCAGAAGAATTACAATTTAATCTTTAATTAATATGCAACAAAAAAGAATAGTCAACATTCAAGTCAAGCCGTTGAACGTCAGTTCCGGCATGAAGATTATCGGTGAAGGCTCTTTTCAACAGAAGTACAGCCGTGACGATAACGCATTCTATCCGTCGTATTCAGCCATCCTGCCTTTGATGGTAACAGTTGCCGTCAATCTGCAAGATCCTGACGAGGTAATAGCCAACGGACCTGTAGCCCTTGACCGTATCGACTGGTATCTGAACGAATACAAACCCGCTAACAAAATAGCCGATAACGACCCTAACTATGAAATAGCCACGGTTAATGGCCTCCTTGTTTTAAAGGTAAAACGGAATACTCCTGTAAGTGAACCGTTCCTTCTGATTGGTGAAGCGTTCTACACTAACCCCAAAACAGGCCGTCAGGAATCACGCATCGAACAACAGCTTCTAAGTACTATCTACTACGAGGCATCTTTGCTGTCTTTGATGGCGGATTCTCCTACAGAGGTAATTGTAGACCCCACCAAAATAGATGATACCAATCCTGCCAATTGGTACGTCCAATTAAAAGCAATGCTAAAATCAGGTGAAATTGATCTGACAGAAGATAATGCGGTATATTGGTGGTACGTTAAAGATGGCAAATACACCCGTCTGATAACTACCTCTGATGCTTGGATGGTAACGACCCCCAACGCAGACGGTACATATCCTCGTACGATTACCGTAGACGCTTCACGCATCAAGAATTTGAAACTAGAGTGTCGTGCTTCTTATAAAGGAGTGGCCGAATCGTCACCTTCATCACCGACTAATGCCGCATTATTGGTACAGTACAACGTGCGTGTAGATCTTCCCGTTTTCCAGAATGCCAAGCAAATTCCAATTGCCGGGGCATATATCACAGTGAAAGACATCAATACGGATAAGCTTATCAAGTCTCGTTGCGAAATCACCGCTGGCGGTCGGGTGATCGAGAATCCGGAAAAGTACTACAACATCACATGGAAAGCAACGCAGGCTGACGGAACCAGCTTGATTATCGGTTACGGTGAATACATCGAAACAACTGTCAAAGCTCTGGGTATCAGCTATACTAATCCGGTTGTTATTGAACCTTCGGTGATGCCTAAAATTGGCTCCTGGAACGTTGAAGGAAGTATATATACAGGCATCGGAGCTACTCCTAAATTCCAGTTCGGGGTAAATCAGATAGCAGACAAGCTAGGCGCATACCTGATTAAATGCGAAGACGGTGTTAATGTTGAAATCATCGGCAAGCTTAAAAACAACAACTGGATGCGGTTTGAGGACGGCTCACTGGCTCCCACTACCGTAAACTCGCCCGAAGAGGATAAAGGTTATAATATCATGTACGGATGGATACAGACTATCCATACGATTGAAAATGTAACGATAGGCAGCGAGGTAGTCGCTCTATTTGGTGAAGAACCATTCGAATACAATGGAATACAATCAAGGACTATTCCCCCGACACTGATTTGTCCGGGATTGCCAGCGGTGGTTAATGGTAAATTCCGGTCCATGTATTTCAAATACAGAGCTGGAGATGGTGGTTCAAACGGATTACTAGGAATTACAGAGTTTAATAAGCAGGACAGGACATATCCGAGAACCGCTTTAAGTCAATTGACTACAAATGACTTTGCTGTAGCCCACAATGCTGATCCCACTAAAACTATTCCGTTCGCTCCACTGATGGACTGGCATTTGCTAAACATCACCAATGCCCTGATGAACAAATTCGGGACAGTATATCTACACGATCCAAATAAGTTTGGAGGAGGAATCTCAAGTAATGTGAGCGTAACTAGTGAAAACTTTTTAAAGGTAACTAATGCGGCATACAGGATGGGATCGGCAGATTCATGGGTGTATCAGAAATTATCTGAACAACCAGCCTTCTATGTCGATGCGAAAGGGTCAAAAACGCATTGGAGCAATCTTATTTCTATGGAATACCCCCGTATGGAATGTCTTGAAATTCAGATGGCTCTCTCTTATGCGGCAGAGAATAACATACACCCTGATACATCGTTTACTTTTAATGGAGGTTCTTATCAGTATTCCAATGTTCCCGGCACAAAAACACTTCTTGAAGGGGAAATGAACGCCAGGTTGAGGAAGGTGGTATCCTTGGAAAATATCAATGTATTCGACGCGTCTGGAAATCCTGTTGTAGTAAAGGATATAACTATAAGCTTGCAAACTTCAGCAGTCTATGGTATGGACTTAGTATCTGCCGACGTCTTCCAATACGCCGGAGCAGGGATTGAAAAGGTAGCTACGATACAAGAAGACGGGAGACATCTAACTAAAGTATTTATTTGTCTTGATCAGCCCAATTTGACGCTTAATAAGACAGTAGAAAAAACAAGTGGCGATTTTGATTTTGAATCTGCTTATGATCAAGCTGGCGCATATACGATGAGTAATAGCGGATATTTCACCGATCTGATACGAGGAACCAGAGTCGGCACAACCAAAAAAGGAGGATTATCCGATAATACTTGCTATATGGATACAGGAAATGGTATAGGCGTTTCTCCTCTTGGTAAGAAGGTTCGCATAGGTCATCGCGTTCGTGGTACCGGCCTTTGGGGCGTCTGCTCCGCTCGCTTTTTGAATGCGTATAATCCGCTTTCGACTACGGCTGCGACCTACGCTGGCGGCTTTCAAGTTCGTTTCCCAGAAGGGTCGTCAAGTGCTACGGCGCAAAACGCTAGTGGCGAAAGCGCAGCCGTGAGTGAGTGAAACGAACATGCGAGGGAGGCTCGTCCTCCCTATCTCTAAGGTTTTACGCGTAGCGTGGTAACGGCAATTGGGGCGTCTGCTCCGCTCGCAATTTGAATGCGAATAATCCGCTTTCGAATACGAATGCGAACTACGCTGGCGGCTTACAAAAGAACTAATTTGCACGTAAAACCTCGTCAGTAGTACGAAACATAAAAGACAATCCCTATATACGAGGAGATAGGGAAATGGGCTAGTAAAAACATGAAAGTCCGTTAATAAGGCTTCCGCTTGGATAAAATAAAGATGAAAAGAAAAGGGAACATAATGAGCCGTTTAACGCTTGAATTAATAAATCAGGCAACAGTTAATGCTTCTAAGAAGCATGCAAGTAAACAAGAAACAATAAAATTTATACAAGATAAAGAAAATGAATATAATATATACCGACAGCTCTTAAATGGGCAGCTTGCAAATGTAAGATACCGATATAAAAACATTGTATCTCCTAACGGGAAGAATAGAACCGTGGCTATCAGTAAATTTAAAGATAGAGTATCTATGCATGCTTTAATGCTTATGATGAAACCGGAATATGACAACAGATTATCTGACGATTGCTACAACTGCATCAAAGGAAGAGGGATAAATTCTAAAAAACGAAGGTATGACCCCGTACGTCAGATAAAACGAATTATAAACGTTTATCATCCATGGGGATATTTACAACTTGACATAAAAAAATGTTATGAACGTACAAATCCGGATATTTTGTTTTCCCGTCATGAAACCATCTGGAAAGACAGACGATTTCTAAATATGCTGAAACAAATATCCTTTTGCAAGATTGGGATGCCGATAGGAACACCTCCATCGCCTATTAACCAACATATCATGATGATGGCTCTTGATCGATTTGTTCGCCAAGATTTAAAGATTCCTCATTATGTGAGATACGCTGATGACATTATTTTTTTTGGGGATAAAGACAAGCTTCATGAAGCTAAATGGAGAATAATAAATTACCTCTGGTATAATTTAGGATACGAGCTAAAGAAAGACGCTCGCCCTACACCGATGAAGGTTGCTCCGGATATTTTGGGGTATGTATTTCATGCCGATCATACGGAAATAAGGAAGAGCACAAAGAAAAGAATTAAAAATGTATGGCACAATCCTCGTTCAAGAGCTTCTTATCAAGGAATTCTTAAAGGAGCCGATGCCATAAACTTAACGAGAAAATTAAATATGAAATTATCATTTTTGACAACTAAGGAAACAATGGTCAGAAGGCGGATGGATTCTCCTTTGATAGATATATCCGAACTAGAAGGAAAATCCTTCGAGGTTCTCGACTTTGAGGTACGCGAACCTGACCGCAAGAAAGGGAAATACTGGATGCGCATGCAAGTACGTTACGCAGACATTGAAAACGAAACAGAGGTGACAAAGACCCGCCTCGTAAAAGGTTATCACCCTGCTATCTGCGAGTTCCTTAACAACATGATTCAATATATCAATAAAACGGCGGCTATTGGTCGTATGTCATTTGAGGAAGCCTGGAAGACTACATTACCTTTTGAAGACTGCGAAGTAGAGAATGACAAGGGGTGGTGCTTCAAAGGTACTCTCAAAAAGGAAGAATAGTATTAACTTAAAAACGATAACATTATGAATTACCTATTAGTCAAAAAAACGCAGTTGGTAGAAAAGGGAATCTACATAGACGCGCAGGAATTGAGTGACGGTCGGGCCGTACTTAGTATTAACGCCATGAAAGTGATCGGAAGTGACCTGCAAGACGTTGAGATTATCACGCAACAAACCTTAGACGCTCTGTTGCTAGAAGAGAAAAACAAAAGTAAAACATCAAAAAAGTAAGGAGGACATAAAATGAAGAAGATAAATGGAAGTTTTCAGCTTTTTGCATTGATGAACGGTGTGAATATCCGAGCACGTATGGGTGTCATCAACGGGCCACTTCGTCAGGAATATAAGAAAGGAACAAATATCTGTAGCCCCGACTGGGAGACATCGGCAACAAAACCACTCATCTACGCTCACCTGAACCGTGACGATAATGGTTCTGTCCTGATTCCCACTACCGTAGACTTGTTTTATAACGGTGTTCAGGTTGCCTTTGGCGGTGACGGGTTGAGCACTACCGGAGCACTTGCCGGAGTATTCAAGAAGTCAACAAAGACGGTGAATATTGGCGGGCGTGACTATCCGAATATGATTGTCTTTGAGATCGTGAAGAATATCGTACCGGTATCCAATTACGATAATGATACAATCTTATTGTCCGGCACAACGGAAGTAAGCGGGCAATCCCTCGCCTTTGACGCTATTTCCGAAACTGTTGAGATCGTGGAGACTGTCGGTAGCTCCACTACCTTGTATCTGGACGGAGATACGGACGTCACAACATCTAGCCCCGTAGCAACGCTGAATGCTCATCCTTTGATAGATGGAGTAACCCCATCTGATTTGTCGGCATATACCCCTAAATGGAATAAGGTAGTAGGAGAAGTCTCTACGCAGGTCGCTACCGGTGTGTGGTCACTTGAAGTTCCGGCTTCCGAAATTGACGGTACGGCTACTTACCGCTGTGACCTATATCGTAAAGACGATTCTACGTTACTGGCCAGTGCTTATATCAATGTAACGGATTACACCGATCCTTATCGGGTTAATTTGTATGTAGACGGAATTACAGGCGAGCAAATCAAAGAAGGTGAAACGGCTGTATATACGGCAAAAGTAGAAAAAGACGATGGCACGGAAGACACTACGGCTCAAACTACATTCACGGTAACGGATAATTCCGGTGCTAAGATTGATTCCTTGTCCGGAGTAAAGAAGAGCATCAATGTGGCTTTTCAGGATGTGATCAATGCCGGTGGAGGAATCTCCGGTTATGTAAGCGCAACAATAATATCTTAAACTATGGCTAAGAAACTGTCTTCAAATCTATTCAAAGTGAGCATAGCCCCTGAAAATGGGGCGGATGCTACTACTTATTGGTTGGTCCCATCCGTTACTCAGGTAAAGAGAAAAGCTGACGGGTCACATTTACCGGAATATGTATCGTGCGAATGCTTTAGCAAAACGGGCGATGGGAATCCTGTCTCCGGAGGAGGTACAATCAAGTTTGTGCTGACATACAAAACAGGAAGTAATTCGGCTGAATTTGTATATGGGTCACGGATCATCGTCACTTCCGATATGGCGGCAATCTCATTCCGGTTATATGTAGGAGGTACACAGGTGGATGAGAAGATGGTTTCTGTTGTAGAGGATGGGCAGGATGGTGTACCGGGTCCTGCTGGCGTTCGAGGTAGATTACCATTTCCTTCAGGTGCTTTTGATCTATCAACAGTTTACACCTGTACAGATGACATAACTCCTATTGTCTACTACGAAGCAGGAAAGACATATTATACAATGCGTAAAAATGGAAACTCTGTAGGAATCGATCCCGCTGAAGATTATGCTTCAAACGGAAGCGATTCTACCTGGATTCCGTTTGAGAACTATAAGGCGATCTTTACGGAGATACTGATGGCAAATTTTGCCAAGCTTGCTAGTGCGGTTTTCTATGGTGATTATATGTTTTCGCAGCAGGGAATAGATGCCAATGGAGATCCTACTAGCAACTATCAAGAATTTAATCCAAATGATCCGCAGTCTGGTAATTTCAGTCCAAATTTAGCTTTTAACCTTAAAACAGGTGACCAGTATTCAAACGGAGGACACGTATATGGATTTGCTACTAATACACCTATATTTACGAATACTGAAACCATTGATATAAAGAAGGTGGCTTATAGTAAGGTGAATGTCTTATTTGCAGGAAAAGGCAATCTTAGTCTTCCTAATGATAAAAAATTTGACGGAGTAGAATTTCTTATTGTGAGCACCACCAACAGGGCATGGAATGAAGCGTATAATATATTTGGAATAGGAGACACCTCGGAACTTTATACGGGAATATATTATAAGGGATCGGAAATAAGAACGTGCTTTATGAGACAAGAAGGTTCATTCATACGATTGTTAGCTTATTGGACAGGCACTAAACTAAAATATTATGTAGTTGGTCACAGCGACAACTTTATCCATGTTGAGCCAGTCCTTAATCCAGAAGGAATAGAGGTCCCGGCAGGTGTTTGGTTTGTAGATCGCGCATATACGACCAATAAGCCCGTTCGTGTTTATTATGATAACTTGCCCATGCTTTTTCTGAAACTTGCTATTTACTCTGGACAAATATCGCCTAATGTATCAGATTTAAATTTCAATGAACCTACATAACCTAGAATAAAAAGAATGAAACAAATAATAAAGAAATATCTCGGATGGCTGAAGGATAGTAACCGTCCGAAACACATGAAAGCCGGAATATTGGTGTTCATTGTGATGCTGGCTGTATGCTTGACGCTTGGAGTGGGATTAAGTCCCTCAACTGTGATTGCTTTTGTGGCGACTGTTATTGTTGCGGTTGCAGTTGATTACAAAGATAAACTCTACGGGAATACATTCGATTGGCTGGATGTGGCGGCTACAGCGCTATTGCCAGGAGTGACCACGTTAATCATACTGATTTTAAATTGTATTTTATGAAACGTTTAGATGAATTGATAATAGTTTTATAGCCTTTTTGGGGATAGGTTTAAAAGAAGCCCCCGACCATGATATAGTATAGACGCCTTACGAGAATAATATAGAAAAAACTCGTAGTTTAATTAGTGAGGAAGAAACCGTAAAGTTTGATTTGAATGTTTAAAAATAGTGGGTAGGCCACATCGAAAACATCTTTGTGGCCTACCTTGCTAAAACTTCCCTTCATAATTTAATAGTAATTCGTTTGCATTTTGGATATCTTGTGGTGTATACTTATTTGTCATTAATATAGAACTGTGTCGGGCTTGATCTCTTACTGTTAAAGTGTCGCAATTCCGAAGCATTGCAGTTATACCGGAATCTTTTAAAGAATAAAACTTGTAAGTCTTTGGGAATTTTAGTACTTTCCTTACTTTTCTATCCCAGAAATCCCGGAAGGCTTTTTCACTTCTCCTTTCTTCGCCAGGGCAAAAATTATCACTGAATAAGTAATAATGGTTTGGTGAATTGAATATGCCTAAGTCTATCATTAAATGAATCACTTTGGCAGGCAAGGTTACAACTGCACTTTTTTTATTTTTTGCTATGGTACCAGAAATATAAATAGTCTGTTTTGCCAGATTGAAATCAGATAATTTTAACCAGGACATTTCTTTAGGTCGGATTAAGGCGTAGTGTAATATATAGCTGGCTAGTAAGAAGTGTTTGTTTTCCTTTTCTAAATATTCGCGCAAACGTATCATGTCCCTATCTTCGATACCTTCGCGTTCCTTTTTATAGCCGTTCTTTTTAATGCTTGTTATCCCCTCTGTTGCTTTAACCTTTGTGTAGGAGTGCTGCACCAAGTATCCATCAAATGTGCTTAACCAGGTCAGATAATTGTTTCTGGTAGTGATTGAATTATTACGATCTAAATAAATATAGTCTAAAAATTCGCTGACTAACATCATGTCGAATTGATATATATATGTTATAGGCACTTTTCTTGCCTTATTCCAGGCTATAAACATACGTAACATGGAAAGATAACCGTATAATGTTTTCTCTCTTAAATTTCCATCGCTAAAAAGTTTTTGTAGATAGTTCTTATACCGTTCGCAAACATCATTGAATTTGTGGTAGGCTTTAGAATTTTCCGCTTCGATCCAAGGATTCCAACCGTTTTCCAGTTGCTTACTAAGGCGATAAATTAATCCAGAAGCAAATTTTCTTCGCTCTGTAATCTTTTCGATGTGATTCAACTTGATTTTTTTGCGGCGCATATTTCCACTTGCCGGATCGAAAGCATTAAAGCCGATGTACCATTCCTTCCCGGTGTAGAGTTTTGGGTAGGAATACCCTATTATTTCTTTAATAGAGCTGTTTTCTGATTTTGACGCAAACATTTTTTTTACATTCTTTCGATTACGAAGAATGTAGTGTTAATAATCTGCCAATTAGGGCGTTTCGCGATGTGTCCCGGTTTTGTCCCGGTATAAAATCGGAAACAGCTAATAATCATTTGACTATTAGCTGTTTATCTTACCTTTAGTTGCGGAGATCCGACTCGAACGAATGACCTTTGGGTTATGAGCCCAACGAGCTACCAACTGCTCCAC